ACCACAGCCAGCCCCAATTGCATCGAGATCGCAGTGGGAAAACCAAGGGACGTACATGCATGGGGCCGGACATTCCGGGCCTAACTCTGGCAAGTCCCTTAAAGGGGATCGCAACAACGACGCTTACTACAACAACTATGTTCGCGCCATGAAAGAGGCGAACAAATCTGGAAACATTGCACACGCTAATGAGATAAACAGAGCGCACTCATTGTTGCAGAAGGGATAAATGGGAGATACACCTCCTGTCGCACCTAATTCGCTTATCTACCAAGGCGAAATTGGACTTACCGTTTTAGATAATTTTATCTCTGAGGAAGAGAAGGAAGATGTGCTTTCTTTTTTTGAGGAGATGGAAGAGTCCACGGTGTGTACCGAGGATGGTGAGGGAGAACAAATTGAAGCCCGAACCGGATACCGAAAGTGGATAGACCACACGGAGTCACTGACGTTTTTTAATCTGTGCAATCGTATTGCGGGATTTGTTGGTATGGAGTTGTCACACGCAGAAAAAGCGCAGTTACTTCATTACGGAAAAGGAGAGAGATACGATCCGCACTTTGATGCGTTCGATCAATCCTCTGAACAATGGAATCACTACAACCACGGCGGTCAAAGAATTTACACCGCAATGGTTTACCTTAACGATATTCCTGAAAACGGAGGCGGTGAAACTGCATTTCCCGTTTTAGGTTACAGCGTAAGACCCCGTGCCAGAAGAATGCTTGTGTTTAGTAACGTAGGCAAAGACAGGTCAAAAGCGCACCCGGACTCCCTTCATGGGGGCATGCCAGTTGGCTCTGGCGAAAAGAAGTGTTTCACCATGTGGTTTCGTGAGAAACCCATCAATGAAACCTGAGAAGTTTATTGAGAAGGCTAAAGGGTACTTACCAACTGCAACGCTTGAACAAGCGGGAACCTTTTATAAAAACCTTCTTAATAATAATTACAACCCGGAGATCATTCGGGAACTCGCAAAGATAGACCGCTGGTTTCTTCTCGTAATACTTCTTAACCGTAAGGATGCGGTTCATCCTTGGTTATATGACCGATGCAGAGAAGTAGAGAAGAACCCAGACGGCCATCTCGATTTGTGGGCGCGGGGTCACTACAAGTCCACAATCATTACTTACGCGGGGACAATTCAGGAAATTCTGAAAGACCCGAACATAACAATAGGAATCTTCTCCCATACAAGACCTATTGCGAAAGGCTTTCTTAAACAGATCAAACGTGAGTTTGAGATAAACGATTTTCTTCGTGACCTGTTTCCTGATATTTGTTACCAAAATCCAAGGCAGGATTCGCCACAATGGAGTGAAGATTCTGGAATTATTGTCAACAGAAAGTCCAACCCAAAAGAGGCCACTGTAGAAGCATGGGGTTTGGTAGACGGACAGCCCATATCCCGTCACTACGATTTAAGAATTTACGACGATGTTGTAACCAGAGACTCAGTAAACACTCCGGATCAGATAGCAAAAACTACGGAGTCTCTCGACCTTTCCCAGAACTTGGCGGGTGGTCAAAACCGAGAGTGGTATATCGGTACGCGGTATCACTACGCCGATACCTACCGAGAGTTGATCGAGCGCGGAACAGAGACTCGTATCTACCCCGCAACCGACTCTGGCGCTCCGGATGGGAACCCGATCCTTTTGACACAAGAGGAATGGGATAAAAAGAAATCATCGATGGGGCAATACGTTTTGGCCTGTCAGATGTTGCAGAACCCCATAGCGGGTTCCGAGCAAGTATTTGATCCAGAGTGGATCAGGCGCATAGAGATTCGACCACGGGTGTTGAACATCTACATTCTGTGCGACCCGGCGCATTCAAAAAAAGCATCTTCCGATAGAACCGCTATTGCCATTATCGGAATAGATCACGCATTTAATAAGTATCTCCTTGATGGCCTCTGCCACAGGCTAAACCTAAGAGAGCGTTGGCAATCACTGACGAAATTAAGGAATCGTTGGTTACGTCAGGCGGGTGTCCGAACGGTAAAGGTTGGATATGAGCGATACGGAAAGGATTCCGATATCGAACATTTCAAGGAGATGATGAAGATCGAGAACAACTACTTCCCGATTGAAGAATTGGCGTGGCCGAGAGAAGGGCCAGGTTCTAAACGGGATCGCGTTCAAAGACTACAGCCCGACTTTGAGAACTGGCGCTTCTTTCTGGCCCCGTCATCAGACAACCTAACGTCAAAACAAAAAATGGCATTTGAGCAGGGCGATGCTTCGCTCATTGTTCGCCCAATAAAACAGAAAGACGAAAACGGGCGTTTGTATGACGTTACTCAACGAATGATTGATAACGAATACAACTTATTCCCGGCAGTTCATGTCGATATGTTGGATGCAATGTCGCGTATCTATGACATCCAAGCATCGCCACCCCAAACGTTTTACTCCGACGATCTAGAGCCGGAAGCGTTGCCCGCGTACTGAGGTTGTTATGAATACAGACCAACTAGCAGTTTCTTTTTTACAGAACTTTATCGATGTTCCGGAAGGGGAGTTAGAGGAACTAGCGATTACCCAATGCCTCAGTGATCTTCTTGAATCAATTGTTAGTGAAACCGTGGAACTAATGACAGAAGAAAAGAGGACGATTCATTGAGCAAGGTAAAAACAAGAAAGTATCCGTGGCGGCAGTTAGTCGATAAAGCCGCAGGGCCAGAGGAGCCTATCCCTGTGTACAACTTTCCTAAGAGGAAACTTTACGAGAACCCCCACCGACCTTATGGGCCAAAAAAATGAATTTAGAAAAGATCAAGGAATTTTGCAGAAGCAAACCAAAACTTGCAATTGCTATTGGAATTGCCATCGTTGTATTCATTTCTGTTGTTACTAACTGATGAAAGTTCTCATTGATGCCCACAAGGGGAGCATGATGAAAGAGGCGACCATGATGAGCATGGTCAAAAACGTTGCCGATACCTTGGAAAAGCATTACCCCGGACATGCTTGGGCGGTTGGCCCAAGTAATGACTATTCCATGCTTGCCATCTGGAACGAAGCCCTCTCTATGCGTTATGGAATGTGGATAAGGGTCAATGAGATCGATCCGGAGTACAAAAACATCATGCGTTGGGCGGGCGAGTTGTTAGAGCGGGCAACCCTCTCAAGAGGGGCCGCTAATCAGGAAGAACTTGAAAGCCTTAACCGAGATGTTAGAGGCGAGGTGATATTCGATCAATGAACGAAGAAGTCCCACTAAATCAAAATATCGAAGAAGGTAAGTCGGAATGGCTTACTTTAGCGCGAGAGGCGTATAACTCGTCTACTTCGTACCTCGATGCAAACTACCGTAGGCAGTGGGAACGGAATATCTCACTCTTCCAGTCAGAGCATCCAACAGGATCGAAGTACCACACCGCTGGATACCAGCATCGCTCCCGTTTATTTAGACCAAAGACTCGATCCGCCATACGGACTAATGAGGCGGCAGTCGCGGCGGCGTTCTTTGCTACAGAGGACATTGTTTCGGTTTACCCGGAAAACGATTCCGATCCAGAGCAACGGGCATCCGCAACGGTATTGCAACACCTTCTCCAGTATCGATTAACCAAAACCATTCCGTGGTTCCAAACTCTAGTCGCGGCGTACCAAGAGTCTCTTGTTATGGGTTCTGTGGTATCTCACCAGTACTGGGAATATAAAGAGCAAAAGAAAAAGAAAACTCTTGAACTTGTCGATGGTCAGGGGAACCCGGTTCTCGATGAGAATGGTGAGATTGCCAAAGAAGAAACGGAAGATGTCACGATAATTAAAGACTGTCCGTATGTCCGATTGGTTGCCTCAGAGAACTTCAGAATAGACCCTGCCGCTGATTGGAACGATCCTATCAGTACGACCCCGTTTGTCATTGAAATCCTGCCTATGTATTTGCAGGATGTTTTAGAAAGAATGTCGGACATCGATCCAAAGACCGGAGAGCCAAAATGGAAACGGCTTTCAATGTCCGAATTGATGCAAGCCACTCAACGTAGCGAGTTTGATTCAACTCGACAAACGAGGCAGAAAAACAGACAAGACCCGATTGCGGATCGTCAGGAAAAGATCACGGATTACTCAACGATCTTTATCCACAAGAACATCATAAGAAAGAACGGCAAGGACTGGCTTTTTTATACGGCTGGTACTCAGCATATGCTGACCGATCCCATGCCACTGTCTGAAGCCTACCCACACTTGAGAGTGGGAGAGCGCCCATACGTTATGGGCGGCCCAACTATTGAAGCGCACAAAGTCTATCCAACGTCATTAACTGAATTGACTCAGGACTTGCAGACAGCGGCGAACGATATAGCCAACCAAAGAACCGACAACGTTCAACTAGTTCTCAACAAGCGTTACCACATTCGCCGCAGTGCAAACATTGACATCCACGCTTTAAAAAGAAGTGTACCGGGCGGCTCAGTAATGATGGACGATCCGATTAGTGACGTTCAAGTGGTAACAACTCCAGATGTTACAGCGTCGAGTTACGAAGAGCAGGATCGACTAAATGTAGATTTTGACGATATCGCCGGAAACTTTTCTCAGGGAACCGTCCAGACCAATCGTTTAATGAATGAAACCGTTGGCGGCATGGAGATGCTTTCTTCAAATGCCAACTCAATCATTGAGTACATGATCCGCACCTTTGCGGAAACATGGATAGAACCTGTATTAAGCCAGTTGATTCGTCTTGAGCAGTATTACGAAACCGACGAAGTAATTCTTGCCACTGCCACAAACAGGGCAGAGCAGGAGAATCCAGAAGAACCCGCGTTCTTTCAACGTTACTCTGGCGCAGAAGCCGACAACTTGTTGGCACACAACATGACTGTTGGTGTAAACGTTGGAATCGGCGCGACTGACCCTGTAAGAAAGATTGAGAAATTGCTGTTAGGTATTAGAACGATGGGAGAAATAAATCCCGATATCGTTGCGACCCTAAACCAAGCAGAGGTCACAAAAGAAGTATTTGGCGCTCTTGGATACAAAGATTCCAAGAGATTTATTACAGAGCAAGATCAAACAATTATTGGTCAGTTGCAAGCACAGGTAGAGGAACTGTCCGGTGTTGTACAGCAACTTACTGATAAAGGTGCTCTCAAACAGATCGATGCTGAGTCGAGGATTGTTTCGGCTCAAATTAAAGGTCAGTCAGATGTTGCGGCGGCAAAAGAGAAAGCACTGGGCGACATCATGTCTACCCAAATTGCCGCTAACTCTAGAGAAGGAATTGAGGGCATGAAGCAACAGTTGTCCTTAATTGATTCCAGACTGAAAGCAGAGAAAAACGATATCGCAAGGGGCGAACTATTACTACAGAAAGAAGCCCTAGTTCATAAGATGCTCATGGAGGAACCAAACATCGGCGTGTCACCCGGAAACGATGAAGGGAAGCAAATGTCCGATGTCCTAATGAATGATCAATACGGGAAGGTTCCCGGCGCAGAGGGTTAATGGACGAAACTGAACTGTTGATTGCGGAGGCAAAACTTGGCCTCCAGACGAAAGAATTTCTGAAGTCACCTGTTGGGAAATTTATCGCGGGCCGTGCGCTCAAGGCAAAACAAGAAGCCTTTGAAGCGTGGATAAACATAGAACCTTGCGATGAGGCCACCATCAGGGAACTTCAGTTTCGCGCTAGGTTGCCTCAGATAGTCATCTCTTGGCTTGATGAGGCTATTAACCAAGCACAACACGCAGAAGCAACTCTAAACGAGTTTAAGGAGTAAGCATGGACGCTATCCAACCGGACGTGGACAATGAGGAAGTAAAACAGGAAGAAGCGCCTGTAATCATGTCCAGACAGCAAGAAGAACTGGAACGCATTGCAGAGAAAGTGGGTGATGATCACGAATCAGAAGGCTCTTATAAAGACGAAGAGACTCCACCCGCAGAAGAGTTACTAAACCCGCTCAGAAGAGATGGTGACACGTTTTATGCCACCGCAAAAGTGAACGGGGAGGCAGTGGATGTTCCTTGGGACGAGGTATTAGCCCAGTACCAAAAAAACTCTGCCGCAGACAAAAGACTTCAAGAGGCCGCAGACCGCCAACGAGAGTTGGAAGAATATGAGGCCAAGTTGAACGCTTATCGGCAAGAACTAGCCGATCAAGCACCCATTAGCCAACCATCTACGGACGTTGGCGCTGAACAATCGCTATCTTCGGACGCGACTGATGCGCTATACGCGCAA